CTCTTGATGTGCAGCATTCGCCGCGACGGAATGTAGTCCCAGTCCAACCCGCCGTCATCGCGTGACAGGTGATAGCCGAGGGCCTCCGCTGGCCGAGTCGCCGGAGTCCGCACACCGAACGACCACGAGGTAACGCCGTCGAAGTCCTGCAGCCAGTCCTCCAACTGCCGCGTATTCCCCGGCTCGCGGATCTGATCCGGCTCCACCATGCAAATCGTCGGCCTGCCGTTGGTGCCCACTTCGAGGTACCCGAACGCCTCGCCGTCCTCCCTGCTGCGGTGATGTAGCTCGCGGTCGAGAACGCCAGCCATGTCCACATCGTCGACAAACCGATCGATGACCCGCTGGCACATCTCCACCAATTGCGGATCCTTCCCCTGTGCGGTGAACTCGAACCCCGGGCCGAACGTGTATTCCGCCAGCCGGTCAAGGGCAGCCGTTGCGACAGGCGTCAAGAGCGACAGGTTCCGGGCAGCCCCGCGAATGTAGGCTAGATCGACCTCGCTGTCGTAGTACGGCTTGAACCGCCCGTCTGCCCGATCGGTGACGCTCGTAAACGGGTTGACCGCCGTGGGATAACCGAACGTCGGGTCGTCGTACAGGTAGCCTCTACGGTCGATCGTCTCCGGAACGAATGCCTCCATCAGGTGCCGCATCGCGTCGCTCATTGTCTCGCCTCGTTCGTTTGACTTTCCTGCCGCACCGCAGACACTCGCGGTATTCAACCCTGCCCCACGATGACCGCACCCGCATCGGATGCCCGCAGACACACCACACGATCAGACTACGATAACGGCCCAGCGTCATGGAGTGTATGCCAGTTCCTCCGAGTCGTATTCCGTTGCCGCGATCCCGTTCAGCGTCCGCACCGCCATCTCGAGCGCGTCCGGGCCGTCGTCATGGTCACCCCGAGGGAATTCCCCGAGTTGATCCAGCAGCAGCCGGGAGCCCTGCGAGTCGCTGAACCGAAACATATCCGCCGCCAGCAGAGGGCCGAGGGCAGACAGTCGTAGGATCTTGTTGCCAGTGTTCACGATGGTCTGTAGTGGCAGCATGATTCCGTGAGACATGGCCGCACTCTGGAACGACTCGCCGAGTACCCGCTGGAACCCGTTCCCCTCCAGCACCATCAGGTTAGCCTTGTGTCGCGCATACATCCCGACCGCATCCGCTGCGATCTCCGTCTCGCTCCGTCGCCTGATGTCCGCATCAACCCACAGCCTGCCGCTTGCCCTGCCCACGAAGACGATGGCCGAGAAGTCGCCCTTGCGGTCATCGGCACCCAAGCTCGGATCGACTGCCACAACGCCGAATTCGAACGCATCGGGCCACCGTGCAGCCGTCACCTTGTCCCCCAGGTACTGGCCCCACTTCGATTCCCCCCATTTGCCGGGCCGCTGCTGGAACATGGAACGCCACCAGTATTCCGACCGCTCCCGCCGCATCTGCTCCAGCCGTTGCACGGGATACCGCTCCGGCCAGAGGGCTTCTCCCGTCTGCCGACCCAGCACGTCCCCCGGCTCGGCCAACGCTGGCAACGTCAACCGCCGGATCTGCCCGCCGCCCTTCAGCAGTCGCCCGAAGATGTCATCCTCGTGCCATCGAGTCATTATGCCTATCACGACCCCCCCCGGCTCCAGCCGAGTCGATGCCGTCGACTGCCACCAGTCCCAGTGGTTCTCTCTGGTCGTGGCCGAGAGTGCCTCCTCTGCGTTCTTCACCGGGTCGTCAATGATCAGCAGATGTGCCCCTCGCCCGGTCATAGGCCCGCCCACCCCTGCCGTGGACATGCCACCGCCTGCCGTCGTGCTCCAGTCATCCGCCGCCGAGTTGTCGCCCGACAGCCCCCGACCGAACACCGGGCAAGACGCCTCCACGAACACCTGCCGGGCCTTCCGTCCCCACGAACGGGCAAAGGTTGCCTCATACGCTGCCAGCATGACCCGCCGATCTGGCCACACCCCGAGATACCACGCGGGGAGGAACTTGCTGACCAGCTCGCTCTTGCCATGCCGGGGCGGAGCCTCGATCAACAAAACAGGCTCGCTCCTGCCGGTGATCGTGTCGCAGATGGCTTCCGAGATTGCCGCCACATGCCGAGGCAGCAAGAACCGCCCGTCAGTTGCTGCCCGGGCAAACAGTGCCGGTGTCAGACACTGCCTCGCCCTGTGCCCATCGGACATATCCCGGCTCCTGGAGCATCGCCGCCACCGTATCCGCCGTCCCGTTGACGTTCACTTGCACCGCAGTCGCCGGCGCTGGCTCGTTCTGCCCGTGCATCGCCACGACCACCTTCGCCGCGTTCACACGTGCTCGGACTTCCTCATTCCGATCCAATGCCACCCGCAGCAAGGCAGCCGGGAGGACGGTCATCGCCTCATCGGGAATCACCCAGCCTTTCCGCACAGCCGACGCGATCAACCGCAGATCCTTCCCCGGTGTCCGAGGGTCGATCTGTGCCACGGCAGGAACAGGCGGGGGAGTCGGCTTCGCACCGCCCCCCAATCCCCCCTTTAGCGGCTTGTCATCGGCTGGCCTGATCATCGCTTTCCCTCCTCTCTGCCTTTCGTCCTGTCAGTGTCTCCCACCGCTTCACGATCACATCGCAATACTGCGGGCTGATCTCCATGCCGTAGCACTTGCGGCCCAGTTGCTCGGCGGCGATCAGCGTGGTGCCGGAACCGCAGAAGGTGTCGAGCACCGAATCGCCGCTGGTCGTGTTGTTGCCAAGGAGGTAGGCCACAAGGTCGACCGGCTTCATGGTCGGATGCTCGTCGGATCTCTTTGGTCGATCAAACTCCAGCACACTGACCTGCTTTCGGTCTGCGTTCCATTCGTGCGTCCCGTCTTGCTTCCATCCGTACAGGATCGGCTCGTGTTTGTAGTGGTAGTCGCAGCGGCCAAAAACCATCTGATCCTTCACCCATATCAACTCATGACGAACGCGCCATTTGGCACGGGATATGCTCATCATCATCATCATCATCTGATCGCCCCCTTGGCAGGCAAACCAGTAGTACGAAGACGAGCCGCTGCACGACGAATATGCCAGCGTTGCCGCTTGCTCCCAGAACTTCGCCATCTCATCAAGCGGTCGTGAGTCGTTCTCAATTTCATCATGCTGGTTTTCTTTGCCTCTGCGGCCTGCCGACTCGTATGCCACTCCATAGGGAGGGTCAGTCAGCCATAAATCCGCCTTCGCCCCCGCCATCAGCCGCTCGACATCCTCCGCCTTCGTCGAGTCGCCGCAGAGCAGCCGATGATCGCCGAGAATCCACAGGTCGCCCGGCTTCGTGATCGGCTCCGCTGGCGGCTCGGGAACCTCGTCTTCAACGATCTCCGCAGCGTCCTCACCGTACAGAATCCCCGCATCCTCCGCCAACGCTGTCAGCATGTCCGCCAGTTCTTGGCTCCCCGTCTCCACATCCTCCAGCAGTGCCCGCAAGGCGTCCGCGTCTGATTCCGCCATCGCTCCCAACGGATCAAACGTGGCGAGGATCTTGTCTGCCTCTTCCTCCGTCACGTCCAGCACGAGAACCGGTATCTCGGCGTTGTGGAGCGTCTCCGTGCGTAGGTGGCCGTCAATGAGCATCAGGCCGCCCTCTGGCGTTTCTCGGGCCAGCACAGCGGAGGCAATGCCAACCTCTGCCAGAACGCCGCGTAGTGCGTTTGCCTGTGCCTCTGGATGCTTACGCCAGTTCTTCGGGTTCGGCTGGAGTTGATCCGCTGGGACCCGCCGCAGTTCTTTGATCCGGTCCCTGATGTTCACGACGATCTCACCTGCAAGGTAGCCACAAACACCCGCGTATTACTCGCCGAGGTCGTTGCCGTGCACTTCAGCGCGTAGTCGGTCCCAGCAGTCCCCCCGCTGATCCTGACTTTCGCCCCCTCGTTGGCTGCCACTGTCGCCCCGGTGAACTCATCGGTAAACGCCGATGCCTGAACCGATGGCGAACCAATCGTCAGACCGCTTGGCGTTCCCGTCACCGTCACCGATGACAGCGTTTCCCCGCTGGCCAACAGGTTCCCGAAGTCCAGCCCGAACAACACGCTCTCGTCCGGGTGTTTCCATAGCACTCGTTCCGCCGCAATCATCGGTAAGCCCTCCCCACGTCTGGCCGCTGTCTGCCCCGTGCCACGTCGGGCCGGATGGATCGCATTGTCTCAGGCCGCAGCCTCGCACGCCAGACCGGTGTCGGCGTTCCGGTCTCCTGCGCCGCCTCCGTGCCATAGCCCAGCGTGAGTACCAGCCCTGTGCTGCCCCAGGCACCGTACCCCATCGTGAGAACGCTTGACGGGCTTCCGTTCATGTCGCCTCAGTGATCGATGTGGGGGCCGTGGCAGAGTCCAACGTGAACGTCTTCGCCGTCGTGCCGTCCAGCTTTTTCAGGGTCTTCGTTGTCCCGCTGATGCTGCTGTCTCCCATGTGTGCAATCAACTCAAACGCCACTTGGGCCAGCGTCGGGGCCACACCCGCCGCC